CATGCGGCCGCCTTCAGCACGGCGGCGAGGATCGCCTTCCGGACCGGGCCGCAGTTCACGATCGAGATGTGGTTCTCCGCCGGGAGGCGCTGCGCGCGCAGGATCGTCGTCTCGTTCCCCGGCGCGCGCTGCGCGACGCCGCCGCCTGGCGCGCTGTCCTGGTAGAAGTGAAGCCACGTCGCGACGTTGTCGGGGACGAAATACTCGCCGGTGCTCGGCGGCATCACGACGGTCGACCACTGAGGGATGCCGGGCGCGTTCGTGCCCCAGTCCGTCGAGTCGATGCTGACGAAGAGCGGGCTGGTGAGCCCGGCCGCCTTCAGCGCGTCCGCGGCGTAGAAGCTGAGCATCGCGCCGAGCGAGTGGCCGATGAAGATCGGCGTGGAGCCGGCGCGCGCGTTGGCGATCAGGTCGTCGACGTAACCCTGGGCGCCGGGACGCGGGTCGAAGCCACCGACCACGTTCAGGTGAAAACCTTCCGGAGTGTTGTCGTTCAACCAGGTCGCCAGCTCTTCGAGGGGGTTGCCGAAGGCCTGCTCCATCAGGCCGTTGCAGGCGACGTCGAAGGTCTTCATCTGCGGCCTCGCTTCGGCTTCTTCGCGACGGGGACGGCGTAACGCTCGACTCGGATGATCGGCAGCAGGATTATCACGGCCGACCCGTCCTCCGCACCTTGTTTTTTGAGCCCGCGTCGCTTCTTGGGGAAGGTGACGATCTTGGCGGTCATATCGCTCCGACGATCCAGAGCAGGAAGACGACCGCGACTAGGGCTCCGGCGACGGCGAAGGACAGGATCGTCAGGACGACGCCGAGCCAGCTTCGGCGACCGCCGTCATCTTCCTCCTCTTTCGGGATCGTCGCGCGGATCACGCGCCGAACTCGTGACGCCATGCGGTCGTCCAAGATTCGCGATCCGCGAGCCCGTTCGTGCCGCCGTTGAGGCGCTTCGTGGTGTTGAGGACGTCGCCGCGCTCGGCGAACGGCAAGCATCCGCAGAGAACGAAATCCGCGACCGCGCACTCCAGCGCGGTCGACGGGGCGCTGAGGATTTCGGGATGGTCGAGGACGTCGAGCCCGGTCTTGAGTCCGACGCCGATGTATCCGGACGGCGGCGTCGTCTCGCCGCGGCCGGTGCATTGCGACAATCCACGGCCGATGTAGGTTGAGCCGTCGTGAGTCCCCGCGCGGTTGCCCATCCGGTTGCCGTAGACCGCGTCCATCAGCTTGACGTCGAACTGCGGGTCGCCGACGTGAGAGCCGATCTTCGCGTAAAGGTCGTTTACCCCGGAGAAGTGCGACGGCCAGAGCTGGCAGGCGCGCGCCGGCGAGTAGCGGATGTCCTCCACCATGTCGACGCCGCCGCCGGTCTCCTCGGAGAACTGCCCGAACATCAGCGCGACGGTCAGCGGCGTCGTGATCCCGTACTTCGGGAAAACCGTCGGCGCGCTGGTGGCGATCCCTTCGAGCAAGCCCGGCACAGTCTTGTCGCCGTGCGGCCAATGCTTCTGGAGCTGCTGGAGCGTGATGAGGTCGGGCATCCGCGCGTCTCTCCTCAACGATCTGTGCGCGACGCGAGCCTTCATGCCCGCGTCGTTCGTCGGTTCATTTTCCGCCAGGAACCGTCTTCAGCTTGTCGGCCATGGCCTTGCTCGCCGCCATCGCGGCAGCGTTCGTTTTTGCCGCCGTGTCGTCGTCGAGCAGCTTCTTGAGCGTCTCGGAACGCTCGTCACTTGCTCCGCTCGATGATCGGGAAGATAGCACCCAGGACCGTCGGCGGGAAGGCGTTCTGGCCGTCGTTGTCGCCGACGTTGATGTCCGCCTCCTTCAATCGGCCAGGCGCGACTCCGCACGGCTGCGCGATGAGGCCGTTCCAATCTTCCGCCGCCTGTTTGTTCTGCGCCTGCGCGGCGTCGACGCGCGCCATCGCCGCGGCGTCCTGCTTGGCGGGATCGGCGGCGGGCAGCGGCGCCAAACTACTGACGAACGCTTGGTGGGTTTTTTGCGCGCGAAGAAGCACGGACGTCAGCGCGTCGATGTCGCCGGCGATCGTCATCCGCGTGCCTGGACCAAACTTGTAGGGCTTGGCGCCATCTGGCTTCGCCGGGTCGTTGAGCTGCTGGCCTTGGAAGTTGAGCGAGTTGAGGGCACCGAGGACGTTGATGCACTGCTCGACCGTGAGCGGCTTGGCGTCCTCGGCGAACGCGGGGAAGGTGGCGGCGAGCGACGCCGCGGCGATGGCAATCCTGGTGATTCGGGTCATGGTGTTTCCTATTTTGAGCAACGAACGCCGGCATCCTATTGGTCCTCAGCGCCTCACGCTAGGGGGGGACGGTTCTCGAAAGCACGTTAAATTATAGGCGTCTTCAACAGGAAAGACGCTATGATTTATCAGGCTTACGTCAACCGCACCGGTCGGCGTCACGGTATTTCCTTCACTCGTCGAGTGTCAGTGTGGAAATTACGATGCGCTGGTGAAATCGGTCCATCCTGTCGAGCCGTTCGTGTTGACATAAAGTCGTGTGGACGTGCTGTTTCCGTCGGTCCGCAAGTAGATACTTCCTTGCGGAGCAGAAATCGTTGGTGCTCCTGAGCCCCAGCAAATCTCAATACCCGATGATCCCATTGCGTAGGCACACGTCCCGCCAGCAGCGGTCGCAGTTGAGTTCGCAGCGGTTGTCAAGCCGGCGATCGTCACGCCCGCCGACGTGATCGTTGCAAAGGTTGACGTTCCGGCCGCATTCCGGAATGTGAACGATGCCGAGTTGAAATAGTCGATGCCGGAGCTCAGAAGCATTCCCTGCAGCGACCCGCCTTCAGCGTACATGACCGTAAAGGAGCCATTGTCGCAGATGACCGGATTCGAGCCGATCAGATAGGCGTTAGCGCAGTTCGGGCTCGTCGGCACGGAAACAGTCGAACTGCTCACAATATTGCCGGCGGTCCAGAAATTGCCATTCGCTGGCTGGAACGTAATCAGTCCGGCGCCGGCCGTAGCATCAAATAGCGTGGCAACGCCGGCGTTGTCGTAAAGCAGCCAGTTATGGCCCGTCGACCGCGAATTGAACTGGTATCCGGCGTTCGCACCTGTCGTCGAAAACCACGCACCGAAAATATCCCCACTCGGATCGACATAGAAACTATCGCCGACGATCTGATAGCCGGAATAGGTGCCGCTGAGTTGAATCCCGTTTGTGTGTGCGCCCTGATCAAAAATGAAGCTGGGCGCATGATCGTCGTCATAAATCGCGGCGATCTTTGTCCCTTGCATACCATTGTCCCAGAAAACAATGCCGTAATTCCACAGCGGATTTGCGGCCGCATAACAGATACAAATCGCGCCCTGTCCATAATGGCTTGATGAATTCACGCTGCCACTCAAAAACAGATTAAAGGCGTTCGGAACCCCAACACCAGTATAAGCGGCATTATTAACGTTCAGATCAAGTTCAAGCGTATTGCAGCCAAGTTGGCTGCCGGAACCGGCACCAGAGTTAAGAGTACACGCTCCTACCGCGCCCCAACCGCTTGCCGACCCGGAACTAAGAATGGTCTGCCAACCCAAGGCAGCTTTGAAATATAGGGCCGGATTGGCGTTCATCCCGACGCTACTTTGCATCGAGAACATCGCCCCGACTTCGGGCGTGGACGCTTGTGCCGCCATCCAATTGCCGAGCCAAGCGGAGTCAAGCGTCGCGCCCAGATAACCGCCAGAAATTGTCGGCGCAAGCGTACTGGTCAAGTTGCCAACGGTGATCGTTGTTCCATTGACAGAGATACCACAGTAATTCCCCAAGACTGCGACGGAAATCCAAGGCGCCAAACATCCGGCCGTAACGCTACCGGGACCCCCAACGAGCGGTCCGGTCGTCGTGCCGTTGGTCTGGACATAGAGGCCAGATGAGGTCGTCCATAGATCGCCATTAACCGGCGACGTCGGGGGAGTGCCGGGGGGAAGATTAAAACCCGCTGAACCGGTATTTGGCGCAGTAGTCACGACCTTCAGCCCATTGGGATAGACCGTATTGCCGCTGATGATCCAGGGATCGGCCGGTGGCGTCGGCCCGACTCCTCCGCCAGGACCTTGCGCGAGCGCCGGCGCCGCAGCGAAGAGGAATGCGGTGAGGAGAACGAATTTCTTCATTGCTGGATTCCTCAAAACACGATGCAGGAGAATTTGTGACCCGATGTCACGGCATTTACGGAAGTGCTCGTCGTCTGCCCAAAGTTCAGCGTCCACGATCCGCCTGGAGGGATCGCGAAGGTCGTCCCGTTGGCCTCCAGCGCCGCGGCTCCCACGGGGTTGACGTACAGCGTCTCCGCCGTCGCGATGCCCTGATCCGTCGCCGATGCCGGGTTTGTGATGATGATCCCGGTCACCGTCGGAAGCGCGGCGATGACTGGCGTGCCGCCGGTCGTGATCTGCGAAGCGTTGCCTGGGACGGGAGTGACGGCGGCCATTATGTCGATATCTCGCGCAGAATAAAGGATTGATTGTTGATACCGCCCGTCGATGCGCCGGAGCTGCTTTGCGTGACCGAATAGGAAATGGAGGAGGTCGAATTGGTTATCGTCAGATAGTCGAAAGAGAAGGGACAGTCGAAAGCTGCGGAGGAGCCAGCCGTATAGCTCGCGCAGGTTTGCGTTCCGAGTGTCGTGGCGGCCTGTTTGAGTATGGTCGAAATGCTTGCGGCTGAGGCTGTTGGGCCGCTGCCAATTGAATTGCCGTTGGCGACTATCTCAACTAAATCAGCCGCTGCGGTCGGCACGATCGACGCCGACGAGCTCCCGGTTGAACCTATCGGACCCTGCACAGTCTCCCCTGGCTTATGGATGCCGGGTCCGAAAAGCTGGATGATCGTCGGGATGGCGGCCCAAGTTCCTGCCGTGGTTTCTACAACATCGACATAGCCGAGCCGCCGCACCGCCTTCGCTGCCACGGAAGCGATGTTGCAATAAAGCGTCTGGGCCAAGCTGCCGCCCGTCGTGCTGCCTGCGCTGGTCTGAAGATTGGCCTCATTGAGGTCGACGATGGCGGTGCCGCTCAGCGTGTTGTAGATGCATAGACCGAGCGTGCCGGCATTGTTGATTTCCCATTCCCACAGCCGACACATCTGTCCGCTGACGCACCCCATCGTATTGCCAGAGCTGATGGTGATGCTCTGCGCTGCCTGAAGCGAAACGGGCACAGGATCGCCGTTGGCAATCGTCGTGTCGCGAAACAGAATCGGGATCGGATTGCTTACGCTGGCGTTCGATCCGTTATTTCCCACAACAGAAATCGTGAGTTGGTTCGATCCGACAGACGCATTGATTTGAAGATTTGGGGGAAGATTAAAGCCGAGCGCCGAGTTGGCGAGGTTGGCGGCGTTGATCGGAAGCGTGACCGGCCCAAGGACGTCCATGTACGTCCCGTCGTAGCGGACGATCACCGGCTGGCCGGTGACGAGCTCGCCGCCGACGAGAGCGGTCAGTCCTGAGCCGTTAGGCTTCTCGAAGGTGATCGGGCCTCCGGAGAATAATCCGCCGAGGCCGCTGAGCGCGATCGTCGCCGATCCCGTGTTCGACGCACCGGGAACGTAGATCAGCATGACGTTGAGGATGCTCGCGTAAGAAGTCGCGTTTGCGAGCGTCCCGGTCTGCGCGTTCGCGGTCCCGGCCGCGCTAGTGATGATGTTGCCCTGCACAAACTGCGCGCGAGCCGGAAAACTTAAGTTCATCGCCATCAGCGATGCGATCAGGAGGGCGCGGAGCGCGCCGATCAATGCGCCGGTGATCTTGGTCGTCATGGCTTGAAACTCCAGATGTTGCTTCCGTAGTAGCGGAAATAAGCGCACTGCCCATCATTGTTGAGAAGCTGCTCCGATCCGCCCGGACCTGTCATGCCGGCCGGATAGTTCACCGTTACCGGATAGGCGTTGAAATTATTGTTGAGGTCCTCGATCGCGTACACCTGGCCCGCGACGGCTGCGGATGGAAGCGTCGTCGACGATACTCCGAGGGACGTGGTCCGGTTCAGGCCGACGGCGCCGTTGGCGTCCGACGTCGTCATTACGAAGACACCAGAAAGAGTGATCTCGCGCGCCGGGTCAAGTACCGCAGTTTGAACCATCGCCGCCATCTGGCCGGCGGTCAAAAGGTTGGCGAACAGGTCGCCGGCGAGCCAGTTCTGCGCGACCGTTCCCTCCTGCGCACGAACCATCGCCGTGACGTTGTTGCCGGTGATTCCGGTGACGTAGACGATCTCCGTCAGCAGCCCCGTCGCGGCATCGTTGAACGTACCCGAGAATTGTTGCCCCGCACTCGGGTTCGGAAACTCCGACCCGGTACCGGAGGCGAGGCTGACAGCCGTCGCGGAGGTCGAAATCGGCGCCGCGATCGTCGTTGAGGCGTCGTTGGCGAACAAGAACTGGGTCACGAGGGTTGCCCTCCTAGATCGTCACGGAGACGGTGTACTGGAACGGAAGCAAGAGGACGCCGGACTCGATCGCCTCCTTTAACACACTTTCATAAGGCAATGGACTCGGTCCTGAGACAAAAAGGGTTTGCAGCCCGTTGTACGCCTGGCGATTGAAGCCGAAGCGGTTGAAGATCGCCCCGCCCAGGATCTTCCGCGTGCCGGTCGAGATGCGGATGCTGATGATTCCTGGCCCGAAGGTGACGCTAATCGCGTAGGTCTGGTCGATGTTCGGTGCCGACCCGTTGGTCCCGATCAGGAAGCGCATGATCCGGCGCTTGAGCCATCGCACGTTGAAGACGCTCCCGTCCCCCTTGTAAAAGTTCCACGTCATGATTCGCTTGAAGATGTCGTCGGTCGTGACCGTTACGTTGTTCGGTCCGATCAGCTTGCGGACGTTGTAGGCCAGCCTATTGAACCCGTAAGTGTTGAACGGCCCGATGTCGCGGTTGTGCCCGGACGACAGCGCCGGCCGCGTCATCCCGTAAATCCCGGCGGCGACCCAGTCTAGCAACGGCCCGCTGATTTGCGGGTTCGTGTAGACCGGCAAGCCGATGGTGGCGAACCAGGTGACGAACTGTTGAGCGATCCCGTTGAAGGATACTACGAAGGCCTGCAGGTCGTCGTCGTCCGCATATTCCTCGTAAAGATAGGACGGGATCGTCTCCGTCAGCGTAGTGGGTCCTGGCGGCGGGAAGGTGCCGGGCTGAGGCGTTGGAGGATAAGGGGTTACCGGCTGGACGACGAAGCCGGAAAACCGGTGCCCGCTCGTCTTCGCGTTGACGCTAACCGACGTCGTCTGATCCGGAATGACGTAGGAGCCGCCCGGCTGAACCGGGATCGTGGTCGTCGTTTCCTGAAGTGCGGCGGCGTTTCCCGTGATGTCGACGTAGAGGACCTCCGGGACTTCAATGCCCTGGTCGGCCGCGCGCTGAGGGTTCGTGATCACGCCGCCAGCGACGGGGCCGTACATCGCCGTGATGGCGTGCCCGCCTACCGGGACGACGGTCGCTGCTGGGGTGCTGACTGAGAACGGCAATCCCATGCGCTAGCCCTGCGCTACGACGATGCCGGCCGTCGTCGCCTCGAAGAAACTCTCGGGGTCGCCGAAGACTAGCTGGGTGCCTGCTTCAGGACTTGTGACGATGCCGTTGATCGAGACCACGAAGGTCAAGACAGAAATCTGCCCGGGAGCCAGGATATTCGCGACTGCCGTCTGAAAGACGCTGTTCATGACGCCGATGTTGAGGGGCGCGCCGCCGGTGATCGAGTTGACGTAGGCGGCGATCGCCGGAGCGGCGGCCTGCGAGACGGCGGCCTGCGACGTGAAGTTTGCCGCCGTCGTGTTCCAGCTCACCGTCATCGTAACGGTCTGCTGCGGGGGATTGACGAACGGGACGGTGTAGATGTCAGGGTAGTCGTAGATATTCGGCGTCACGTTGCGAAGATTAGGCGTCACGACGCCGCCGCTGACGTATGCCGGAAAGCCGGTCGTGTCGACACCGATGCTAAAGGTCTTCTCGGTGATCACGGTGACCGTATAGGGGCCATCGGAGTTGATCGGTACCATCCCGACGACCTGGGCGATGTTGACGTTGTTCTGCCCGGTGGTGAACCCGTGGTTAAGATCGGTGGTCACGACGCCGGGATGCGCCTGGGTGATGTTCGTCACCGCGAGGGTTGATCCGACCAGGCCGGCAATGTTGATGCCCGATTCGTAGATTGCATAAGCAACCTCATAAGGATCGCCGCCGCCGACGATGACCTCCCAAAACCCGCCCGCCTGCTGCAGGACGGAGATCAATCGCTGCTGAACCCCCAAGACGTTCCCGAGTAGCGTCTTCAGCAGCGTCGGGATTCCTGTGCCGACCGCCATCCCGGCCTGCACGACGCGCGCGCGGTATTGCTCTTCCGTCTCAGCCACCGCGCCGGAGGTCCCGACCGTAGGGTTCGCGCACGTCAGCGTGACTTCGCTAGGCGGCTGCGTGATCAAGTTCGTCACGGTGTTCGTTGGGACCGCCCAGGATCCGGGGATCGTAGCCTGGCAGAATAGTGGCTGGGAAACTCCCGACGAGGCGGTGACGCCGCCGTCCTGGACGACGTATTGGTAGGTGCCGTCCGACACGGTGAACCCTACTGGAATCGGATAGCCGGGCAATTCCGCGCTCGTCGCGGTATCCGTCGCCGTGAAGACAACATAGACGGAAGTGTTCGTCGGTACCGCCGGCGCGGAGCCCGGGCCGATATAGACTTGGCCGAGCTCGCTTAGGATGAAGGGGTTCGCCGTGAACGGGCTGATCGAGTTTATGGTCTCGACCGCCGCGGTATCCATGACGACCAGCGCGCCGACGTCGGTCGACGAAATATCCTCGACTAGCGACGCCGGAAGGTTTGCGGTGTAGCCGGGGTTTGACGCCAGCACGCCGGCGATGAGCTGCGTCAGCAACGTCGCCGGCGGCGTCGGCTGCGCGCCTTGAGCGGTCACGTCGAACGAATAGGCGTCAGACATCACGTCGGCTCCGGCTCATCCTGCTTCTTGGTGGTAACACATCGGCCGCGTTCGATGTAGCCGTGCCAGCCGCAAGTCCCGCAATTGATCGACGGCACGAAGGTCGGCACCTCTCGATTGCCGTCCCATGTCCATTGCGCAACCCCGCCGTTCTTGCCGTTCGGATCATGCTTAAGCGTCGTCCGGCCCTTGATGATCACGCCTTCGCACCGGCCGGCCTTCCGCCTCGGGCAGTTGAACGAGAAGGTTTGCTCCTGGCCGGGATGGTCGGTCGCTTCGAACAGTCGGCCGAAGGTCACCTTCGCGTCGCTCATTGCGGCACCGCCAGCACGATCTTCGCGCCCTGGTTGGTCGTGACATTCAGCTTATAGGTCGGTGGATAGCTTGCCTGCTTGGAGAGCAGCAGCGCGGCGAAGTATTGCGCAAACTGGGATTGCGTGCGGTTCAGGTAAAAGTCCGGCTGGACCTGCTGGACGATCGTCGGCACCGCCGGAATACCGAAGTTGGCATAGAATGGCGATTCGCCGAGGTTGAGCTCGAGGACTTGGCAAAGCGTGGTCAGGTAGACGGCGTCATCGAAGCCGTTCGCGTCGGTCTCCACGACGCGCCAGATCATGCCGGTGACCGGGTCTGGGACGAAAGCGCCCGTCTCGGGATTCCTCACTCTTCCATACGTTCTAATTGGAATTACTCCCGAGCAAATTCGCCATGAAGATGAAGGGCGGCAACGCGCGCAGATTGCGCTTCGATTTTTGTCGCAAAGAACCCGAGCCAACGCCGTTCCTGATCTATAGAGATATAAGCGCGAAAGCGCCCGGTCCTTTTGTCTTCAGTTACGCCGCGGATTCTAGTTTGACTATCTTTTCGAACATATTGATTGCACTTATTCTGACTGTTCGTTGCTTCCCGTAGATTTCCGATGCGATTGTTCGATTTGGTTAGATCGCGGTGATCTAGTTGATTTATCGGCCATCGCCCTTTGACGTAAAACCAAATGAGACGGTGTACCGAATAAGTGATTCCGTCAGCAATGACGCGAATATAACCTTTGTGCTCGGTCCATCCGGCAACATCGCCAACACGCATTCTTCCACGCGCCGTTTTATATAAAAGAACGCCGCGATCAGCGTCGTAATCGAAGAGTTGATGAAGGCGTTTTTGGGTGATTCTCATGGCGCTATTATAGGCCATTCACGTCCCTCCGGTCGGAGAAGCCGTCGGTGCCTCGGTGTCGCCGTGACTATCATCGGCCTGGGTATGGGTATGAGTTTGAAGGCCGACCTGGCCGCCGGTACCGAAGCCAGCCGTGATGGCGCCGGCGGTCTCGATGTTGCCGGTGTAAGTGCTGACGCCATCAGGCGCGGTGATGAGGCCCGAAAGCGCCAGGGCGCCGTTCACCTGAAGATTTCCGTTCACGATCATCGGTAGCCCCGATGGCAACGTCACGACGAAGCTTCCCTCTTTTAGCACGAGCGTGACCTCCGTCGAGTTGACGTCGAGCACGTTGGTCTTGTTCAGGTCGCGGATGATGACGCCGTCGGGACCGTAAATGACGGTCTTGTTCGGATCGTCCGCCGGGCTCCAGTTCTTGTTGCCGATCGGGAAGAAGACCAGGGACGTGAGGTTGGCCCGTTGCGCGAGATCAGCCGTACCACCGCCGAGCCCGGACACGCCGCCGAGATAAGCATCGGCCGGGACAACGAAGCCCTTGCATCCCGGCTGGATCGGATAACGGATGAACTCCGGACCGAAGAGCGGGCAGGTCAAGTTGGGCAACGTGTAGGGAATGTTGGTCAACTCGAACTTGATATTGACGATCCCTGACGAGACGACGCTGACCACAGAGGCCGGGAGCGATTGCCCGGTGAGCGCGATGATGCCCTTCGCCTTGCGCTCGGTAAACTGGTTGAGCGTCCGCGCAATCGGTGTTTTTTGCACATTGGATGCGATTTCAGCCTCCCGCTGCGCTACCTGCGCCGACAAGCTGATTTGGCGCCGCCTCGAAAACTGTTACCCATGAATCGGCGGACGGCTGGCGGAAAGCCCCCACATGGCGCGCGCTGATGATTTGAAAGCCGCCCTGGAATGTTGCGGACTGATTGACCAGCGACGTCGAGGCCTGAGCGGAATTTGTCACGACTGTCGGCGGAAGCATGATCTGATCGCCGACAGAGATGTCGCCGCGCATGACGGTCTTGAACTGGATGTTCGGCGACTCGATCCAGGTCGGCTGTCCGATGAGGTCCTGGAAGTTAACCTGCTTTGCCGCCGCTGAAGACGTTGCGCTGCCGTCAGAAACGGTGATCGTGTTCGCCGCGATGACGATGCTCACGCCGGCGTAGTTTGCGGTCTTGATGATGTCGAGGCTGGTCTCCCGCGCGTACTGGGAGAGCTGCTCAAGCGTCGGATAGAAGCCGATCTCGTCGTTCGGCCGGATCAGTCCGGAATTGATGTTCACGTTCACCGTCACCCCGGGGAAGGCAGTCTGCAGCGTCGTCGTTAGCGCCGCGGCGAGCGTCGTTCCGGCCTTCCAATTCAGGACCAAGTTTTTCGGCGCCTTCAGCGTGCCGGTGCCTTGCGCGGCCGCGGTCGATCCCGATCCCGCCATGATGACGAAGTCGAGCGTCTGCTGGTGGATATCGATCCAGTTGCCGAACGCCTGGAAGATGACGCCCTGGACGAGGAGGCCGGCCTGCGCCGGATTCGCGAGCGGAAGCCCCTTCTGCATGCCGCCGTAGATCGAGATGTTCTTACCGTTGAGGTTGTTGGCCTGGCTGATCTCCTGCCGGCTGATCCCCCAGACACGGGCGAGCGCCTGACCTTGCGGCGTCGCCTGCCCGATCACGGGAATGTCGAGCTCGACGTCCCATGCCGCGGGAAGCGTCTTGCCGTTGACGAAGCTGGTATAGCTCGCGCCGCCGAGCAGACCCTCGAAGCCGGGCGGCACGATGACTTGGCCTGTCTCAGGATTTTGGATTACAATTCGATAGAATCTCATCGCTCAGCACTCCTCGAAGACGCCAGCCTTCAGGAAACCGTGCCACTGGCATGTCCGCTTGACCATCGCGATGCTCGGCGTCAGCGTCGGCTGTTCGCGATTGCCTTCCCATTTCCAGCCGTGCGCCTGTTGACCCTCAGTATAGATCGCAAGCTGATTTGCACGCGCGCAGCCGCACGGGCAGATGAAAAACAAAACATGATTCCCGCCTTCATAGGTATGGATATGGGCCGTTCCAGGCTGGAGGTCGTCACGAAAAAACCAACAGCCGTCATCGTCGTGCCGGGTGGCAAGGGCGCGCTGGAAGATCGGGTCGTCCGTCGTTTTGAAGGGCGCGTTGCGCTTCTTCGTCACGGGCTGACCTCGAGTTGCTGGCTCTGCTGACGGAACACCAGCGTCGAGGCAAACGGGTTGCCGCTCGAATTGCTCATTCCGCCGATCAGGTTGACGTTGTAGCTGGCCGTCCCGAAGGCGGTGGCGGCGCCGGGATTGGCCGCGAGCGGGTAAGTGAAGGTGTCCGGGCCGGTGATCAGCGCGTCGACGAGGCCATTGTAGGCGGTCGGCGCCGCGCCGGCGACCGTCAACCCGACGACGGTTCCGATCTTGTAGCCGTGTGGCGCCGAGGCGACCGCCGTCACGAGCCCAGTCAGTTCGTTCCACATCAGGTTCTCGAGCGCGATCCCGGTTGGCGATCCGACCATCGGCCGCGAGCAGACCAGCGACCCGTCGAGCGCATATACGTTGATATAAAACCGCTTTCCGAACAGCAGCCAAGTTACTGTCACATTATAGGTTTGTCCGTCCAACGTAGGACTGAAGGAGAACGGCGCAACGGTCGACGGGACGAAATCGGTGAATGTCGTCACGACGGCCCCACTCCGATGAGCGGCGAAGCCGCGCCGGCACCGGCCGATGCCGTCGATGACGGGACGATGCTCGGCGCCGCGATCGACGCCGGATTGCCGACCGTGGGGCCGAGGCCCGACCACGACGGCGTGCCGGAGATCGGCGTCCCCGCGCTGATCTGGCTCATCAGATTGTTTTGCGCCTGCTGCGCGTCCTGGAGCGTCAGCAGCGGCTTCTCGAAATCAAGCTGCCAAGTATTTTGTGCCTGGAGATCGTCAGTCCGCGAGACGTCGACCATCCGGAGAAAAACGCAGTTCGTCCAAAAGTAAGACGGCGTCGCCACGGTGTAGGTCCCGCCGGAGATGTTGTGCGCGGCGAGCGTCGACTGGAGCGCCATCATCGTCGCCAGCTTGCCGGCGTAACCGCCGCTGGTCTGGGTCGCCGGGATGATCATCCTCATCGAGATCGTCGTCGGCTGCACGATCACGGCGTTTGCGGCGACAGTCTGGTTGGCGAACGGGTATTTTCCGATTTGCTGGTCGATCAGCGTCGCGCCAGGCAACGGATGAAAGTTTGCGAAGAAGTCGTCGAGATCGGTGAGATCGCTGCCGCCAGAGAGGAGCCCGTCGGTGAAGGTGAGCGCCTGGGTGATGGCGATCAGCGGGAGCATGCCACCGGGGATCGACGCCGCGATCCCGCCGGTCAGGATGATCGGCGCAAGCTGGAAGCTGAGTTTGAACGCTGCGAGGCCCGGCGAGATTCCCATGTCAGTTCTTCAGCCCGTTGACGGAGACGTTCGCGTTGCCGCCAGTGTTGTTTAGCACGGTGACGACCACCTTGGCGTCCTTGTAGCGGTCATAATTCCCCTTCTTCTGCTCGTGCGAGACGATCGCGGCGACCAGCTTCGCGACCGTTCCGGTGTCGTTGACGTCGAGATGCTGGCCCGGTGCAAAGCCGGTCCGCGCCGACACGTCCTTGATATAGGCCCCGGTATCGTTCTCGCTTCCAGGCGCGTACTTGCTGACGATCCCGGAGATCGTGTCGAGGTGGTCACGGGAGCCATAGAGCCTGATCTGGCGCGCGATCGCGGCGATACCGGCCTCCGGGTTCGCGAAGTGGGCAAACCCAGTCGAGGCCCCTGGCGGCCGGAGGTTTCCGGGATTGTTCACCCCGGCCTGGTTGCCGCCGAAGATGTGCTCGAGGTAGGCGCCCGTCGTATAGGTCGACGTCGGCTGAAACCCCTGCTCCTCGCGAACCTCCCGCGCGCGCCGGGCGCGGTCCCTGACGCTCGCGACCGTGCCGTGAGTTTCCCCCGTGGCCGGACCACCGAACCAGGACAGGACCCGGCCGATCGCGGCCGCCATGTTGCCGATCCCGGTCACGAAGCTGCCGACCTTCGCGGCGAAGTCCTCCGTCCCGACGTAGCCGGCGAACCTCTCCAGCCCCGCCCCGACGTCGCCGATCCACTTCTCCAGCGGGCCGCCCTTGACAACGAATGCTGCGACGACCCTCTCGAAGGCACCGGACAGTCTGCTTATAGGTTCGGCAAGCGGCGTGAGTCCGCGGACGAACGTCGTCTCGATCGATTTCCCGGCATTCGAGAGTTGGGTAGTGAGGTCTTGCCAGGCCTTTTGGACGGCCGGAGGAAGGTCGAATCCACCGGCACCTTGACCTTTCCGCTGCGTGTATTGCGTGATGAGCTGCTTAAATTCCTCCGGAGACGTGTTGTGGAGGCGCTGGAGGTCTTCCGGCGATGCAAATTGGCCGAGTTGCCGCGACTGAATGACTTGCGCGTAAAGTGCGGGGTTCGTCGTGTCGGCAATCTGCTTGAGGTGTTGCAGGAGCGCCACACCGGTCTGCGCGGTATCGCCGCCAATCTCGCTCGGAGTCAGCCCGGCACCGATCAGCCCGACGCGCTTGGTGATGTCCAGTTTGGCGCCGGCAACCCCGCTGAGGAACGACGACGGGTCGATCAGCCGAGAGAAGTTGCCAAATGCCGCCTGCTCGCCGTAGCCGAGGCCCAGGCCGAGCGATGATCGCCGGCCGGCTGAGACGCCCAGCGCGAGCCGATCAATGCCGAAGAGGCCGCCAGCCCCGGCTAGGCCCGATATAAGCCCAGTGATCGCCGTCCACTTGAGGAGCGATCGGGTGATATCGCGAATGTTGCCGGCAACGCCGGCCGTCTCGCGCCCTATCCCGCGCCAGTATCCCGCCGTCTTTTCAACCTCGCGGGTATTGCTGTGGAGGTCCTTGTTCGAGAGCGCGGTGAGTTCCTGAACGACCAGCGCCTCCGATGCGATCGCCTCAAAACCCTTGCGCTGCTCGGCGATCTCCTTGTTGATAGCCTGCCACATGGCGGGGCTCTTCGCGAGGGCCGCTTGGTATTTTTCGAACAGAGATGCAAAATTTTTGAACGCGGCATCCCCGACCTCGATGTCAATTATGCTTTTAACGGCCATCTCACCCGCCTCTGGCGTATCTCTGCCTCCACTGGTGGACCGAGTCGAAGTCGAGGTCGAGAAGCTTCTTCATCAAGTCCGGGAAGCCCTCGCTGGCCGCAAAGCTTAGGCTGGCACAGACGACGGTTTCCCGTCCACCGTTGCATTCGCAGCGCCCGAGTCCTCGCTCGCAGGCGCAGGGGATTTCGCGCCAGAACTCGCGGCCGCGGTCGACGTCGTCAAGGAAGCGGCGAAGTCCGTAGAGTTCAATGACGTGAGTTGCGCGCTCCAGAGCCCCGCCGCCGTCTCGAGCATCGGCTTTCGCTCCGCGCGATTGAGCGTCGCCGATACCGCAATAAAAAAAACGATGGCGTTCTCGACCTCCGCGCGATCTTCGTCGTTGAGGATCTTGCGATCGACCGCGATCTGAAGCGGGAGCGGTTGCCACTTGGCGCCCTCCGGGACGATCACCATCGTCAGCCGGCGGATTTCCTCGATGAGCCCGTTCTTGACGCCGCGCTCGCCGTCGGGCGAATCCTCCCACACCCGGGTGTCCGTCGCGATCTTCTTGAGCAGCCGCATAGCGAGGCCAGGGCCGGCCGCGGCGCCAAGTCCACGGTTGAAGATTTGCGAGAAGGTCTGCCCGAGGATGAGGAAGTGCTGATCGACGATCTCCGCCGCGAGCGGCGTCGAGTGAACGTAGGCGAGGACCGGCTGATGAACGATCGGCAGGCCGTCCTGGCCCTTGATCGGCCGACCGTCGGCGTCGGTCTTGACCTTCTCCTCGCCGTAGATCGGAACGACAAAATTTAGCTTGCGATCGATGCGCATGGACCCGCTCTCCTGTTAGCGATCCGGCGAGATCAGTTGAAGGCGTTGGCGTTGATGTAATAGACGCCGCGCAGCGTGACGCCCCATAGCGGGGTCGAGCCGCCGAAGTTCATCTCGCCGACGTCCCGGATCGCCATGTTGCCGAGCTGATAGGCGGAAAGCCCGCTGCTGACGTCAGGGAAGACCGTCCCGTCGCCGAGGATCGAGTTCTCCTCCATCTGCGTCTTGTAGGCGTCGGAGAGGCTCTGGGTTTTCAGCAGCGGGATGTAAAGCGCGATCGTCATATACGGCTGCGGCGACTGGACGATGCCAGTCATCGTTTCGTGCTGCTGCGTCGCCGGCGATTCCTGGCGGAGCGTGATCCCGGCCTTGTCGGTGTACGACGGCGTCACGTTCAGCGCACCGAAGTCCGCCCAGGTGATGTTCGCGGCGAGGAGATTAAGATTTCCCTGATCGACGAGCGGATTGCCGGGCATTGGTTAAAGCTCCTGGGATCAACTCGCGAACTGCGAGACCGAGATGTTGATGACGATCGATTCGAACCCGATCAGCGGCGTGTAATTGATCGAGATGCCGGTGTAGAGACCTTCGTGGTAGTTGTCCGGATTCTCGGTGACGTAGCTGGCGAACGGGTCGGCGTTGACGACCGTGTAGCCGGAATAGGTGTCGGCATCGAGCGCCTGGTTGAAGGCGGCCGCGCTGAGCGTCGTTCCCTTCACGGTGTTGAGGACCAGCCCGTAGGTGATCCCGTTGTTCATCGTCTTCACCGCGACCTGCTGAGCGGCGTTGACGCCCGGCTGGTTGAAATAAATCGGGTTCGTCGAGTTGCGCGCCGCGACGAGCGCCGCGGTGATCGCCTGCGGAACCGTGATCTGAACCCAGTCGATCGAATACCAGTAATTGAACGGGTTCCCGTCCATCGTGTTGCCGCCTTCGAGAATCGTCGCCGAAAGGCCGGCCTGCGATCCGTTGTCGACGATGTTGACGTTGGCGGTGTTGAGCGCGCTGAGCAGCGCGGCGTTGCCCTGGGTCGGGAAAGCCGTGACCCCGAAAAGGTAGGCCAGGTTAAGCGGCGCCACCGGGTTTGACGACGACGGCGCGTAGCTGAGCGCGTTGAAGAACACCGACGCCAGGCTGAACTCCGTCGCAGGGATGCCGACGGAGGCGTACTGGTTTTGCACTAAGGTCCCCAACTCGGTCTCGGCGCCCGTGGCCGACGGAACGTTGAAGAGCAGCGTCTCGTTCTCCGTGCCCTGGAGCGCCAGGAACCATCCGTTGAAGCCCGCCGGCGCGTTGCCGGAAAGCTGGAAATACTGCCCCGGCAGGACGCCGTGGTTCGACGTCGTCGTCGCCGTGGCCGCGCCGCCTGTCTGCGAGAGCGCGGTCAGCACGTTCGCCGGCCACGCGCCATAATTTGGCGCCTCGATCATCGTCAAGCAGCACTTCATCAGCGCCGTGTAGAGCGCATAGGTCTGCAGCGTCGTCGTGACGAAGAAATAGGTCTTCGACGTCGTCGCGTTGAACTGCCCGAGCATCGTGAGGAAGGCGGCGTTGCCGTCCCAGTATCGCGGCACGAGGTAGGCGTAGAAGAAACCGGGATTCGCCGTGATCCACGCGGTGAGGAAAGCAACGCCCTCGGTCGCGTTGCCTTCGCCGCATTCAAGGACGTAGACAGCCTGCTGGCCGCCCTGCGCGAAGAAGGTCGTCGCCATCGCCAGCAGTTCTTCGACGTCCTCGACCGTGTAGACGCCCGGGACCGTTTCCATGCCCGGCGAGCCTTGCAGCGGATAGGTAAAGGTCGAAGCGCCGGTAACCGTCGCATAAAAGTTGCCATTGTAACCGGACGGAGAAACGCCCGCGATCGTGACCGGGAGCGACCCGGTCAGGCCGTGCGGTGCGGCTGTGGTCACGGTGACGACGCTGCCGGACCAAGCGAGCGAGGAGTTTGCTAGCGCACCGGTCAAGATCGGCGTGAGGTCGGAAAGCTGCGTCAGAAGCGTCTTCGTCCCCGGAGACGTGTTCGTCGCGCCCTGCGAGATGAAGGCGCCGGTCTTCTGGAGCGTCGACGGCTTCGGTGCCGCGATGACGTTGACTCGGACGCTCGTGATCGGGTTCGTCATGGCCGGTTCCTTAGCCCTCGGTTGTCAGGCGCGCGCTCAGACCTCGATCAGTTTTTGAAGACGACGAACGCGATCTCGATGGTGCCGTTAAAGGCGGCGGTGAGATGGTTGTTCTCGACGGTGAAGACGACTTGGCCGGCGCCCGGCTTCACGGTGCTGAGGACGGGGATGCCGGTCGAGTTTGTGCCGTCCTGCACGGATGCCATGACCTGGTCGCCGACAGCGATGTCCGAATCCGTCAGCGTCAGGACGTAGTTCGCGCCGGCCGCGGTGGTCAGCGCCTCCGACGTGATCACGCCGGCCATCTTGTTCAGGGTAGCCGCGCCGCCAGTGGCCGCCGCTGTCTTGGTGCCGGTGTCGACGTGCAAGGCGTTCGTGACGACCTCGCCAGGAGTGGTCGCGCCCAAGCTCGTCGCGTTCAGGGCCGTGAAGGTTCCCGCCTCGGGAGTGACGCCACCGATGGTGACGCCGTTGACGGTGCCGCCGGTGATCGCGACGGAGGCCGGATTGTAGACTTCCCCAGCCTCGATCGAGATGGTGACGACCCCGGTGCCGCCGTCTGGAGTGACGGTGAGGCCGCTTCCGGCGATGATCTGCGAGACGAAAAGAACGGACGGGGCCGGATTCTGCGGCATCGGGTGACTCCTCGGATGGGCCCCTCAGCGAAGGCCCGGGGATTCGTTCCAGCACGCTTGTACAGCAGAACGCGACGGCGCGCACTATCCTTTAGGCGGCAACGCCGTCGACGTAGAAGTTCGGGATAACGTTGAGCAGCAGCTGGCGGGCGACGTCGTTGATCCGCGATTGGTGGTAGCTCACCTCGAAAACTATAGTTTTCTTCATCGCGATCGTCGCCAGTTCGGCCTGCGTCCGCTTCTCGTCCTGGACGACGGGGATGTTCATAAGCCCGAAGATCCCGGTGTCGAGGCTGTACTGGTTGACGCAATCGACGAAGTCGAGCGCCTGCTTGTTCCGCGTTCCCCAAAGGGTGATTCGCACACGCTCCGCGCAAAGTTGATGGTGGGAAGAGTTCGGGCCGAGATGCGGCGCCATCGCCAGGCCCCGCGTCGTCTCCGGGAAGACGTGGACGGCGCCGAAGGGCGGCGGCTCGTTCTTCGGGGTCAGAAACGACGGGAAAAGCGTCAGCGACGGGTTGCCGAAGCCGTATGCCGGCTCATAGCCGTTGAGCGCCAGCCACGCCGGAAGGCTGTTCGAGACGATCACATCGGTCGAGTTGAAGCCAGCGAGCGAGTCGATGAGCTGCGGCTCCATGTCGGGATAAACGGCAAAACCGACGTAATGCCAGAGGTTCGCCTGCTTGTAGAACGACGACCGGCTCGAGAAGCCGAACTTCAAATCGCCGAAGCATCCGACATAAAGTTCGTCGGGCGCGATGAAGTTGAGGTTTTCGATCTCCTGGAGCGACGTGAAGACCATCCGATTCGCGGCATAGGTCTCCGGCTCCTCCTGGCGGATATCGGTCGCGTAGTGCAGCGATCCGGTCGCCACGCACGTCGGCGCCGCAACCACCGTCTTCGGCATCTGGTTGAAGCCCGCGCGGCCGAACCCGGCCTTGTTGTAAAGCGATGAGGGCCCCAGCATGTCGGCGCGCACCCAGAAGACGTAACCGTCGAGCGGAAGGACCAGGCGGACATACTTCGTGAAGGTGATCTGCTGGTTCAGCGCGAGCGTCTTGACGCCCTCGGCGAGGTCCGATCCGAGGGGGGTGTCGGCACCGACCGCTTCCTCGACAGTGCTCATCAGGGCTTCTTCTTCGCGTCAGCCGGCCCGACGTAGGTCCAGCCCGCCGCCTGGAGGTGGCTAACCGGCCACGCCATCCGGTTGCCCTTGTCCGGAACGGGCGACGCCCAGGCCTGCTCCGCGGCGATCCACACGAACGTCATGTTCGGCGCGCCGTTCGGTGGCTTGATGACGTGAAGAGACCCGTCGGCGGTGCCTTTCGGCGGATCGCAGTTCTTGCTGGCGACGACGCCGGCCGGCAGTTCGGGCGGACCGCTGTGCGCGATGTAGCCGATCCCTCGAATAAACTGATGGTGCGTTCGCTTCTTGAGCGCCTCCTTGCGGGAGACGAACGGCGACGTTTGAGTTGCAGGCATGTCGATCCTCCGCCGCGATGGTAGCGCCGACGGGGGCCGTCAGTCCACCCACGCCTTCATCGACGATTCATAGTTGCCGCTGTCATAAAACGAAACCGCGGCTTTGGTTGCCTTGCGGTTCTTGAAGCGCAGACTTCGCTTCTTGCCGGACGCGCGATCCTTCGCCGCCTGTGTCGGGACGCCCGGAAAGCCCAAAGTGTCCATCTCGCCCATGACGATGAACTGCTTCATGCGATCTTCGATCTCGGACGTTGCGGAGCCGAAAGGGTCAAGGGTCGGCGGCGCACCCATCATAACGCTTTCGATCGCGCCCTGAAGCGCGTTCTCGATCGCCGGGGCGACGACGTCGTCCTTGTGCGTTTCGTAGTAAATCTCCATGACATGGTAGCGGTTCTCCAGCCACGTCGCGACGTCCCCCGTCGTAACCGTGCTCGCGGTGACCTTGCGCCGGCGACCCCTGCGTGCCGCCGGCGGGGCGGTGGCGTAAGGGACGTCGATGACCCCGAGATGGAGAATCGGCACGGTCGTCTTCCTCAGACGTAGAGGACGGTGATGTCGGCGGCCGCGCCGCCGGCAGTGATCGCGATCAGGCCCTCGAGAAACGCCGCGCCGACCTGGACGTTCCCCTGCGCCGTTGTCGCGTAGGTCCCAATCTTGTTAGAGACGTTCCACGCGGTCTGAACGCCACTTTGCGATCCGGTCGTGGCGATCTGGTTCGTCCCGGCGAGCGCGTGCGCCTTGGTGTCGGAGACCGCGAAAGTGTTTTCCGTAAGGTTTGGATCATTGGCGACATAGACGGTCGTGTCCGACGTCAATCCGCTCGGAAGCGCGCCCGTGGTCGTGAGGTCCACGGCGGCGCCGGCGAGCAGGCCGTGGTTCGGCCAGGTGATCACGCCGGGCGCCGCGATCGTGATTGTGACGATCGCGCTCAGCCCGTCGTACATGGCGACGCTCGACGTCGTCCCGCCGGTATTGATGCTGACGCCGATGAAGGAGCCGCCGCCGACCTTGATCTGGGCGTTCTCATCCACGGTCAGGTTTTCGAAGTTGGCGCCGCCGTTGAAGACCGGGATCGCGCCGTTCGGGCCGCGGACGTCGTTCTGCTGGCTCATGACATTCCCCATGTGCTCGGACCGTAGTCCTGGGCGATCGAGAGATACCTTCTACCATACGTTGTCTTCAAGTTCTGCAAATCGCCGAGCGTGAAGTTCTTCGCCGCCTCCTGGACCACCATCGATTCGGACGTCGTCTCGTCGGCGGCCGATTGGATCACGCCGGAGACGAACCCGTTGATGTTCCACTGCTTGCGCGTCCAGGCGAAGAACGGCATCGGCGGCTTGCTGCCCTTCACGTTCGGCGCGTCGGGAAGGTCCTGGGCGAAGTTGATGATGAAGTCGCCGGCGAGATTATAAACCGCCGTGACATAGAGCGAGACCGGAGCGACGCCGGCGATCGGCGGACCGCACGGCGCCATCCCGCGGATCGCCGGGTTCACGATGTCGACCGCGAAGCCGAGGCAGAACGGGATCACCGCAGAATCGGCCGGGAGGACCGTCGTGCTGATCCCCATGATCGAAACTATAAAGTTCTGAAAGCCCGCGAGGGTTGGCTGCGATCCCGCCATCAGCCGACTGCCTCCCTCGGCTTTAGCCCTTCTGGCGAAGCGCGGCGCGGCGCGCCGTTCGCGCGGCGTTCTTGCCGCCGCCCTTGTCGATCTGCTGCTGGGCGTTCGTGCGGACGTGGATGCCCTCCGCGATCATCTTCTCGCCGGCATCGGATTGATCTTCCTGCTCATACTCGACGTCGAGACCGTTCATTTCCGGCGGCTCGATCTGCTTCGCGATCAATTCCTCGTTCATCCGCTGCTCGACGATCCGATTGACGACGATCGCGGCCTTCTGGCGGCGCTCCTTGCCGGCGGTGAGGAGGATCGTCCCGTTGTGCTCTATGACGCGCCTGATCGTCGCGGCGGGCACCGCGCGATCGATGTCGAAAACGTAGGGCGCCTGGTCCTTCAGGCGTGGGACGTCGACCGTGCCGGCCGCTCCGAACTTGTTGAGCTGGTCGACGATCGAGACGATCTGGCTCTTGTGAAGATCGCCGCCGAGAACGATCTGGCGGCCGGGCTCGATGTCCTGAGACTTCGGCAGCTTGCCGGCCTGGGAGGCCGGCTGGCCTTCCATGTTGAAGTCGAGCCGGTAGTAGACCTTCTGGCGGTGCTTCGTGCAATTCGCGACGTAGAGTTTCATGGCGGCGGGTTCCTGTTGCTGCGTCTCTCAAGGAATAAGCGTTACGCTTATCCCTTGAACTCTTCCCCTCCGGGCGGCGATCGCGGGAGGCCCCGAAGGCACCTCCCGCGACCCCTTCACTTTGCGTCGGGGGTTTATTCGTAAGGCATGCTGATGATGGTCAGCGCCTGCGGCCGCGGACACCAACCGGACGTGACGCGCCATTCCAGCATCATGTCGGTCATGCCGCCTGGCATCGGGGAGATGATCTCGCGTGGTGCCGCCATGTCGCAATACTGCGTCAGGCAGGTCGCGTTTCCCGGGCTCATGCCGCCGAAAACGTTGGTGTTGACCGGAGGCGAGCCCGCCGGCTTCTTCACTTCCGGCATCGCGAGGATCACCGCGTCGGCGCCACCGTAACCCTGGCCGATCAGCGTGTCGTCGTAGCACCAGTTCAGTTGGTCGCCGTTCGCCATCAAGATTTCCTTGACGGTGCCAGCGGTCGACTGCGTGCCGGCGCCGGTTCGCTGATATTGCACAAGCTGGACGACGTTGTACTCGAAGGAGCCGAGCGTCCGCTGCGGGCCGAGAAGCGTGAATCGCTCACCGATGCCGAGTTGCATCGTGCGGGTCTTGAGCTGCTGGACTTGCTGCGCGATGAAGAACGCCATCTCGCCGTTGTCGTAAGTCACAACGGTGTCGTTGCCGTTCGAGTCCGCTGGCAGGTTGACCGCCGTCGCGCCCGGCGTGTTGAGGATGCCCTCGCCGTTCTGCGGGTTGAAGCCATGAAGCGCGGCGTCGCGCGCGAGCTGGAAGTTGCCCTGACGCATGCCGAGCCGGTAAGCCTCCGGGACCGCGAAGCCCCAGCGTGCGCCGGCGGCGACGTCGTGATGATCCCACTGCGCCCGGCACTTGAGCAGGTAGCTCGGGGTCGAGATCATCGTCGCTTGGATGTCGACCCCGGGGAGTTCGTTCGAGCTCGCCGTGCCGGCAGACATCTTGGTCCGAAGGTTGATCTGCTTGATGTAGACCAGCAGGTCGTCCTCGGCGAGCCGGACGCGAAGCTGCCCGTCCGCGAAGATATCGACGAAGCCCGACGCCTGGCTGTATTGGAGCAGGAGCTCCGGCTCCATGAACGACGGATTGAGCGTGATAAACGCCTGGGCTTGGATCATCGAGTGGCTCCTGGTCCTTAGATAGACCCGTCAATTAACAGGTCGGGTGCCGATCTTAACAGGTCCGTCAGATTTGAATCACGGCGCAGGCGCCGTTGTAGTTCCAGGTTGCGAAGCCGGTCACGGGATTGTAAACCACCGTCTCGCAATTCGTCGCTTGCACGTCGAGGACTTTCACGGGAAGCGCCGCGTCGGCCGAGCCGCCGACTGTGAGCGCGCCGCCGGTGATCGCCGCCGCACCCAGACCGGTTGCGGCCTCGTAAGTCACGCCGGTGCCGGAAGCGGTGAGCGCGGTGAAGGTACCCGCGAGGCTGGCGAACGCGCCGGTGCCGGTGAGCGAGCCGACCGTGATCGAGTCGCCGGGATCGAAGGTAACGCCCGTCGCCATGAGCAGCGTGACGAGGCCGGTCGTCGAATTGTACGTGCCCGACGTGATCGTCAGCGAACCGAGATAGGGGACGAGCAACTGGTTTGTGAAATCCCAGGAGACTTGCGCGCCGATCGGGCCGCCCTGGAGATCGACCAGCGCGGGATCGCATTCGACGGCGATGCGGGCGCGGGAGCCGAGGGCGTAGGACAAGACCTGACCGCTCGATCCGATCAGCGGGACGGTCGACTGCGGCGACGTAATCATGCCGTAGGCACCGTCGAAGGTGGAGAAGCCGGCAAGAGCCTCGGAGCCGGTGAGCGCGGTGGCGCGGCCGACCTGGACGCCAAGGGTGAGAGACGGGTTCGTCGCGCCGGATGGACCGGGCACGTTCTCATAGATGCCGACGCCGCCCCACATCGGAAGCGTCTCGGTTGAGGCGAGGATACCGGTGCGGCGAGCCCAGACCGTCACCGGGTCCGGATAAGCCGTGCCCTGGCGGAGGCCGACCGAGGTCGTGTTGAAGAGCCCGTTGTTGCCGACGGACGTCTGATAAGGATTGATCGTGACTTGGGCGGTCATCAGCTTCTCGCTCCTCGATGTTGCGTCGTCCGACGCGTGGCAACCTCAGTTCGACCGAGGCGTGATCAGTGTGTGGTTGATCCCGACCCGGTTCTCTTGCTTAAATCCGGTGACGTTCTGGCGCACCGGACCGGCGAACTGGCCCATCCAGGCGTCGGGCTTGCCGACAAACGTATTGATCTCGTGGCCGCCCGACTTCTTGGTGATCATGCGCAGGCCGCCATCGGGAAGCGCCGTCGGGTTCATCGCCGCGACCTTCGCGTCCTTGAAGATTTGCGCGAGGATCGGCTCGAACGCGGCGTCGTCGGCGAAGGCCGCGAGGTCGACGTTCTTGAGCAACGGGCTGTGATCCTTGAGCATCCGCGCGATGCGGCGATCATAAAGCGGCTTCGTTTCGCCCTCGAGCGGACGAGGAGCGCGGAGGCCGAAGTCCTGGAAGACGTCGTCGGCGCGGAACTGCGCGTCGATCACTGCGGCGTAGTCCTTGTCGTCCATCCGCTTCGGCAGTTGAGCCGCAAGCGCGTCGACCTTCTTCCGGACCTCGTCGGAGTCGGCTTTCGCCTTGGCCTTTTCGGCCTCTTCGGCGTCGGCTTTCTTCTTCGCCTCAGCGGCCTCTTCGGCGTCTTTCTTCGCCTTGTCGGCCTTGATCTGCTCGGGGTCGCCCTTCTTGCGGGCCTCTTCCTCGGCATCGGCTTTGCGCTTTTCCTCGGCGTCCTTGCGTTCTTTTTCGGAGGCCTCGACGGCATCCATGCGCTTCGACATCGAGTCGCAGAACGCGTCCATCTTGGAGAGGACCTTGTCGAGCTGCACACCGCCCTCCGCGTCGGCCTTAGCTTTCGCCTCAGCGTCGGCTTTTGTCTTCGCCTCAGCTTCCGCGTCGGCCTTCTTCTTGGCCTCGGCTTCCTCGGCGTCCTTTTTGGCCTTGTCGGCTGCGGCTTGCTCGGCTTCGGTCATCGCTGAGTCCTCTCGTGATTCGGATCGTATGCCACTCGGTACGCCTAGCTTGTCCCAGACCCCGCGCTTGCACACCGCGACATGGTCGAGGAGGCTGGGATCTCCCTCGATAAACACCTTGCGCCCGTCTTCCGTGGTCAATTTCGTGTTGACCGTCATGTCGTGGAAGTAGACCGCCGGTGAGGTCGAGAGTTCTTCGTCCTCCATCTCCTGGGCGACTTCGTCGTCGTAAATCTTGGCGACACCCCAGACTTCGTCCCCAGCGATATACGGCAAAAAAATGCTTCCCACAACTCTCTCGCTGAACTCTTCCGAATTTAGCAGCGATGTTTTGGGGTGCATGTAGATCACGGGGAGGCCGTTGCACCGCGCCAGGAACTCCGGGTTGAGATAATTGTCCGGGTTTCTGTGGACGAACTCGTCGATCTTCCGACGGTAAGCGACGTCCGTGCCGGTGATCCTGATCGCGAACAGCGTGACACCAGCGGCCGGCGTGCCATAGCGTTGCGGCGACGTCAGACGACCGTCCGCGATTGCGCGAGCAACCCCGAGTTCGTTCATGCTGATTCGGTCGAGCGCCACCCGGCACCCCGGATGAAGCGGCTCCGGCGGCGAATCGATCGGCGACCAGGAATAGCCGACATGCTCACCATCGAGCTCGGGGACAAACTCGTTCGTCACCTTCTGAAGGAACGTCGTGAAGTCGACGCTCGGCATCAGGATCGCGGCACCATTCGGCCCGACGCCAGGCGTCGCCGGGACGGCATCAGCGACAGGAGGCGCCGACACCGTCCCGAGACCGCCACCCGCGGCTTGCAACGCGGAGGAGCCCTTCGTTCTCGTGTGAAGCTTGCGATCGCCCTCGGGGATGAAGCCGATCTCTTCGCGCGTCTCGCGGAGCGCGGTCTGCTCGGCGGTCTCGGCGCCTTCCTGGCCGCCGCCGGGGAAATCCCAAAAGCCGGGGAAATCCGGCGCGCCCGGCCCGCGCTTGAGAAACAGCGCGTTGCCGTTGATCGAGGTGAAGAGGATTCCGGCGGCTTTGTTCACTTGGTTTTGTCAGCCCGGTCGCAATATGCGTCGACGCGCGCTGCAAGCCCTACCACGCGATTCAGTGTTGCGTCGAGGCGGATCGCGCGAAGGCGTGCGGGATCGTTGTCGTCACCGCGCCCCTTCAGCAGCGCGTGGATCAGCTTCGCCTCCTTCGGCGAGATCGGCTTGCGTGAGGCCTCGATCGCCTTCTGCACGGCTTCGCGACTGTAGCCCGGGCTGTCCTTCTTCTCGTCGGCGTCCTTGCGCCACGAATCCATCCAAGCGTTGACGCCCTCGACGTCGGCGTCGTCGAACTCCTGCGCGTCGATCCCGCTGAACGTCCCCTTGTTCTTGCCGGCGTAGAGGACCTCCTTGCCGTGCTCGGCGCCATACTCCTTCGTCAGGTTCGCCAGAATCTTCTCACCCTTCGCGGTCAGCGGCATCGGTCAGCCCTCCTCGAATCGTTGCGTTGCAGCAGCGATCGCTTCGCCATGAGCAGCGAGCGTCGTTCCCATCCGCTCGGCGAGCATCAGGTTCGTCTCCTGCTGGATCGTCCATGTCCCGTCCTCATGGCGGGTGACTCCGACTTGGCCGGCGAGACCGAGATCGATTGGAAAGAAAAAACCCGAATGGTCGTCGCTCGCGGTTCCGGTGTGAAACCCGGCGGCTTTCAACCTTTTGCGGATCGCCGACGCGATTAGCTTCTGGACCTCCGCGTCGGTGAGCGTCAGCGTTCTCATCGGCGCCACCATCCATTGTCGTTGTCGGCCTTCGAGAACTGAATATAGGTGTGCGGTCCGGTCACGATGATCGACCTATTGACGATCCCCCAACGTACACGAGCGAACCTCATGCGGCGTCCTCCGCGTCGGCGCGCAGCGCGCTCTCGATCTCATCCAGGTCCGAATCGGTGCGCGCGGCGATCCTGGCCTGGTCGAGCGCGGCCTTCCCCTTGGCCGTCAGCATCTCAGGCGGCAGTTCGCGCAGCGCGTAGAGCCAGCGGTAGTAGCAACGGCAATTCTGGACTATGATCCCGTCGGCGACGTACCAGCCCTTTTCAGTCTGGAGATTGTAGACATGCCCCGTCCATTGCCGCCTTTCGATCGAGACGATGCGCGTCGTTCGTACCTCGAAGGGGAAAGCCTCTTTAGCTTGTCCCGACGGCTGAAGGTTTCGCGCGGCGCCCTTGCGAAGTATCTGGACGTCGACCTCCGCGACGCCTCCGCCGCCAACCGGATCAGGATGGCCCGTGAGGGAGAAGACGGACGGCGCCGGCTCGTGGCCGCCGCTCACAAGGCCCGTACGGGCAGCACGGCTACCATCACCGAAAAAGTTAAACGTGCGAGCCGCCGCAGCACCGGCCGGGGCCACGGAGAAGACGACCTGACAGCGGCTCTCCGCCTTCATGGGCTCGATCCGGAAGCGCAATATCCCTGTGGCATCTACAACATCGACCTCTGCGTCGGTGCCGTCGCCGTGGAATTGCTCAAGCTGCCCACGCACCACCTGAGACGTCCCGCATTCCGCAAGCGCGCTGAATATCTTCGCGATCAAGGGTACGCGGTGATCCTCGTCCTCTTTCGACGAGTCGAGGACCTGATGGGCAACATCGATCACGTCGTCGCCTTCGTTCAAGAAGCCGATCGCCGTCCAGCCGTTCGGCGTAAGGACTGGATGATTCGGTGTCGCGCGGAGCGTTTTGCCGGAGGCCGTAACGATCGTGGTCAGTTCGCCCCGGTAAAAACGCCGATACGCTTTTTCCACACCATCAGCGAATGGCACCCGTGAATCGCCGGGGAAGCAGAACGGCTCCTCAGCGGGCTTTGTGATGTCGTCGGTAAAACCAACGCCGGGTTGCGGCTTTACATAGCCTGCTCGATGAGCCCAACTGTCACGGACTAGATAAACGTTCCCGGTTTCGCGGAAGTCTCGATCCTTATGATCTTCCCTATAATTGTATCCCGGCTGAGTGAAATGTGAGACCCAGCGTCCCGCTATCGCCCCACCGTCCGACGCCAAAATCTCCGAAATCGTCGAAGTAAGCTTATGCCCCTGGTCGATGAGGACCCGTCGTTCCTCGAAGGGGAGTTGGGCGAGGGCCTTTCTGACGCGGTCCTTGGTGTCTCGCTTGTCGGCGTTTTCGGTGCCGCCCTTCGGGATCGACGTCGCCCATCCTTGGAACCGTTGGATTGTTTTATCAACAGCCTGCTCCCGGTTGAGTTTGATGAGATCCGCCGACGCCAGGATGCGGCGGTCGAGTTCGGCGCGCAGCGCGGGCTTGATCCGCTCGAGCGTGAACCGCTCGATGCCGGGGTGGAATTTCAGGATGCCGTCCTTCTCGACCATCTTGCGATAGGTTTCCGCGAGGGCGTCCCGGAGCCGCTGGTCGAGTGATTCTGGCGGGATCAGTGATCGCTCCGCAGCCTCTCGGATGAGCCGGGTCCAGCGCGCGACGCGCTCGACGGAGTCGAAACCGTTCTGGATCATGTCCTCGACCGCGGCGGTCAGGACCGATTGGAAATCATCCCCGGACGTCGGCATCTCATGCGTCCTTCTCCAGCGCGTTCCGCAAGCGCCGAGCAAAGCCGGGACGCATGGGCCTTCCCATCACCGGCGCGATGGCGTCGTCGAATCTTTCGATCCGTATCACAGGCAGAACGATGATCAGCGCGTTTTCTTCGGTGCGCACCCGGCTTCGCGGCAGCGGGTCGTAGTCGGAGAACCTGATGATCTTCCCTGTCATGGCGCCCCGCCCATCGACTTGTCCATGATGGCGTCGACGGCGGCATCGGCGGCTTCCTTGGTTGGGTATTCGGGGCCGGCCTTCGCCAGCGCCAGCTTGCCTTCGACCATCGGACGCAGCAGTTGCGCCAAAGTCTTGCCCGCCATTCGGCCGCCCATGTTGAAGGTCGTCAGGCGCTTGCGGTTTGCCTCGAAGGCCGCTGGGTTGGTCGGCGCCGTCGTCCTCGACGTGCCCGCCTCGAAGAGCGCCGGCGCGAAGCTGGACTGAAAGGCGATCCCGTCCCGGAAGGCGCGGACTAGGTTGGTGTGGCGTTCCGACTTCATGACGTCCTGATCCCCTTCCCGTTGATATGGCCGTTCATTGCGCCGTGCGGCTTCGGTGCCCGGGCGACGTTCTTAGCCGCCAGCGAGTCGAAGAGATCGGCGACGGAATCGTCATAAGCCTTGATTGATCGGCGCTTGCGGTCCTGCGAATCGGTCGCCGCAAACGGCTTCTGCGGCTTCGGCTCTTCGAGCCCGGCTTCCGGCTGCGGCGGGACGTATTTCGCGAGCGCGTCGAAGTCGAGGTCGAGTGGCGTCGTGAACATGCGCTTGTTTTCGTTGATGTTGTCCTGGAGAAACTGGATCGCCTTGGCCTTGTTCTCCGGATCGAGTTCGGGCGACAGGACTTCGATCACGGCGATGAGCGCCTTCAGCTTGACGTCGTCGGTCTTGACCTTCTCCGATTCCGGCTCCGTCAGCAGGCTCGGCCAGTTCGCGGCGAAGCTGTTCTGCCACTCGTAGAACGCCTGCTCATAGGGGACCTTTCGATACTTCGGAAAGTCCTTCTGGATGATCGCATAGAAGTCGCGGTTCCACGCGCGGTGCATCACGATCCGATCGAAGAACGCATAGAGCGGGCCCATCCACTCCCGGATGCCGTCGACGAAGCCCGCGACCAGCTTTGCATCCTCCGTCCCCTCCCCGAAGCCCTGCGCGTAGGTTTCCTGCTTGAGGAGGATCGCCGGCATGTCGGCCGACGCCGCGATGTTCTCCAGGATGTTTTGACGGGCCATGCCATAGGCACCGTCGATGTTCTGCATGTTGAGCGTTTCGATCTTCTCGTCCGGCCCGATCGAGATCACGTTGCCGTTCGTCGACTCGCGGATGAAGAGCCGTTTGATGCCGGCGGCGGCATTCATCGCGGCGTTGATGATCGCGCCGGCGGCCTTGAGCGTGGCGATGAAGACGCCAGCCTTCTTCGTCACGAGGTCGTCGGTCACCATCGACTGGACGAACGACTTCAGCGGGAAGAGGCCGCGCTGGAAGACCGACCGGCCGACGAACCCGTAGGCCGACCCCGTGTAGGCGATGTAGACCGGTCGCTCGTGCATGATCGTGATCGTGCGCGAGTGGTGGTAAGGCACGCCGGAGACGGCGATCGTCGTGACCTTCTGGAAGTCCATCGCGTTCGGGTCTTGGTTCAGGACCAAGCTCCCGGCAGTGTTGAGCGGGTCGTAGGCGTTGATGCTGATCGAGAGGTCGGCCAGCTTCTTCATGTC